TCATTATTCGTATTTCCTCGTTTTTCTTTATCATATTCTAGCCAGATCAATCTGTCGATGTCACAACGATTGATGCCAATATCCCGCAATGTCTTGTCGTCTAGAGCATTTAGTTCTTTAATGATCCGACGATGTTCCCGCCAAGTATTTACATAACGTAACCAACGGATAACCCAGTTCTGATTAAGTAGTTGTTTCATACAAGATCGTCCAGTTTTACTTTAGGGTAGTCTTTATTCTTGATGATCTTTCCATCTTCACGACGAAGAATAGAGCCATCAGGTTGTACGCAACGACCAAGGTTATTGGCATGAACACGGCGAATAGCTTCATCAAGATCAAAACCGCAGGCATTAGCATAACCATAAATCACATAGACCAGATCAGCCAGTTCTTTTAGGTCTTCTTCTCCACAGACATCTGTATCAAGCCATTCATCAAATTCTTCCTCAATTAGTCTGACATAAAGGTTAGCACTAGGCTTTTGACCTAGGACACGACTAAACTCTTTAACCATATCCATCGTACTAGGGGAAACTTTATCTTCGGAGTAATAGTTATACCCCATATCATCTAAGTCTTGTTGGGTAATCATCAAATAGTCCTTCCATAAAACTCTGTCTGGTGTCTTTTATTCCTGTCGAATAGATACCAACAACAGTTATCTTTTCCAACGCTCTTGCTACCTTCGATCCACTTAACCCTACCTATAGAAACTACCTTAGCACAGTAAGTCATGTAAACAGCAGACTGCTTGGTATGCGCCCAATCTGCATCGAACAATAGCCAAGTAGGGCAAATGTCAATCCAGTGGTCTAGAAATGGGTGCAAGAAGTCTCTCTCCCAAGGTGGATTAGTGATACACATATCTACAACACCATAGCCACCAAAATCAAGTGTTAAAGCGTCTGCTTTGTAAATACCTGATGCTTGTGGTTCGATGTCAGATAGATACAGGCACTCACCATGACCACCTGTCAAATCCCAGATGTGCTTAACCAATCGACCATCGCCCGCACAAGGTTCTACATAATCAAAAGTGTACGGAAGATGGTCAATAAGTGGAACTACAGCTTCTATTGGGGTTGGGTAATAGCTACGAGGGAGCCTCTCAAAGTCACTGCGTTTACCCAACTTTAACTCCCATACTCTTTTCTTAAGGCTTCCATAGAAACCCACTCAAGATCGTAGTCACCATTCTCTACTTCACGCTTGATAACAAAACCTTTACGCCACTCCTGATTTGCTTGACCAGCCCAACTTTCTTCTGCACCTTTAAAGCAACCAACAACAAGGCCATGAATTGGGTTAGGTCTAGCGTCCCCTTTGTAGTGGTAGTCAAACTTATGGGTGTGACCTACAGTTACACTACAGGCCATCTTTTCTACCAGAGAAACCCCATGATTTTTAGTTGCCATAGCACTACCATAATTACCACTAGCGACATAATGACCATAGAGAATACTATCGTATCTAACAAGTGCTGGCGCGGAGTTCTCGTACTCGTGATATTCGTCAAACCAGTGGTCTGTTTGAAGATGCCCAAAGGAAATCCCGTACTTTTGTCCCTCAAGTCTTGGGTCATGGGCTAGAGCCTTTTTAATTCTATGTTCATGGTTACCCTCAAAACCAATATAGAAAGGTTGCTTCTTCTTACTAAACCGAAACTTATGACGCATACGATCCATAGCATCATTATAGTGATTGATGTCTTTCTCGTAGGATTGACTTACCAATGCTGTAGGACGAGTAGTATCATAAGTGTTAAGGGAACGCATATCAGCGCCATCACCTAGATCAACAACATAATCAGGTTTTAGGTCGTAAAGGAAGTCTCCAAGCCAAGAGTAACGATCATTCGGCACTGATGGGTCAGAGTGTCCACAACTTAGGACTACAACTGTTTTCTTTGTCAATTACGTTACCTCCAAAGGGCCAATGTTTACCTTAAAGTATTTGACTACTTCGAGGGCATCTTCTTCTGTGTCATACCAAAAGTTTACTGTGTCCATACCCCCATGTTCTTCTACCATAACTACAAGCGCAGCACCTAGACCAGTAGGAATACCCTGTAAATGCAAGTCATCCTCGTCAAACTCGTCTCGCAGGTATGGCCCCTCTAGAACTTCCCATACTAGAACCTTACTCTTGCTCACAGAGCTTTCCAAAGGCGTAGCCAATTTCGTAGGACGCTGTAGCAGCAGTGAGAGACTCTTGCCTACACTGCTGAATAGTCGCCCAAATACGTTCTGCACACTCATGCTCGTCAATCTCCTGCGGGGTATAGGGGTTACCCTTTAGGGCCAACCTTTCGTTAATGCGATTAAGTAACTTCATCAGACTGCCTCACAAACTCCATAAGGCCGACAGTTTCAAGTGCATCCATTGTCCAAATCAGACTGTAGTGCAAGGCAGACTGCTTGTCTTGACTGTAGTTTTCGTATTCAGGGTGTAGTAGGTTTAAAACTCTCACCTCTTTTTCGATTGATTGACTACCTATCTGTACGGCTTTTTTCATCTAACCACTCCTGCGGAATAAGTTTATCGGCCCATTTAAAGCCGTTTTTATCACACCAATTGGCGTAAGATGTAGGTGACTTCTTTTGTAGTTTTGCATTAGAGTTCGAGAAGACAAACCTAATATCAAGTTCTGGGTGTTGCTCTTTAACTAACAAGTGCTTCTTACGATCATCTGGAAGAAAGCGACCCTTAGTCTCAACTATAATGCCATTACTCAGTATCTTGAAGTCTGGGGTATATTTTCGCATTTCATTAACGGAATAAGCAATCTTAAACTTCTCATACTCGTATTCTACACCCAAGTCTTGTAGTTGTTTGGACACTTTTTCTTCTAGGCCAGATCGATAGCCATGCTTTATGCCATTGTAATTGGTGGACACCAAATCTCTCCCTCATACCTACGTAACCAAAGCAATCTAGCATTCTCTAAGACGTGTTCTACATCACCTTCGTAGGCTTTTACAACAGCATCCCATAGTTCATTTTCAGTCCCACAGTTTTGCAGTATCTTATTTGCTTTAACTGGCCCTACACCATGAATACCACCAATGTTGTCAGCTCTATCACCCGTTAAGATTTGAGTGTAGAAGAACTTCATACCTTCCTCTGGGCTAACCTTAGACCACTCGTTACGGCCAAAGTTAAAGTGCCAGCAGGGTAGTTGAAGCATATCCTTGTCAATAGAGGCAACAACACAGTTATAATCAAGACTTGCAGCAGATTTAGAGATTAGATCATCGGCTTCTTCACCTTCACTTACGATAGCACTATAGCTATCGACTAGATGGCCCCTACAGAGGCTAAGGTGTGTAGGCTTGGCAACTTCTTTTCGGTTGCCTTTATACTCTAGGGTCTTAGCAATCTCGTACCTAAAGTTACCTTTACCTGTCAAGAATGTGGTGTAGTCCCCAGAGGATGCAAATGGTACATCAATAGTAGCTTCAATAATGAAATCCATCAGATCATCAACTTTAGCTACAGCATCCTCTGGCGATTGTTCTTGAGTAGCAAAGGCCGCTCTATAAGCTACAATATCACCATCAATTAAAACGTGACCCTTGCTACTCTTTTCCATCAGAAACCACCCCAGACTACATCGCCAATGCCCTTTTGAAGACCTACATCCTCAACATAGTTAAACCCCATAGCTTGAACTGCACTAGTCAAGAAATGGGACACATCAGTTAAATCTTCGATGTTATCCCAACTGTAAACTAGTTCTCCATCAAAACCATCTCGGTCTTTATTAAACTCTGCGTGAATAGAAACTTTCATTCTGATTTAACCTTCCCGCGAAATACAGCAATAATAACTAACGTAGCAACCCAAGTACCCAATGTGTAAGGAATAGCTAGGGCTGGAAACAAAGTGTTTAGTGCAAGTAAGACAAAAATTGGCCCTACGATAAATCCAACAATAGCAAGAATAACAAGAGCAACCATTGTTGCAACATCGCCTTCATCTTTTTTCATACTAAAACCCCAATCTAGCATTAAGCCACCTTAAACATTTCGTCAGCTTCTGCATTATAACCATTTGAACTCTCGTATGGTACATGATCTGTGATACCCACGTTCTTTAGACGAAGGCCAGAACCATCAGCATACATCTCAAACTGAACCATAGCACGAGTACCATTACCAATCAGGCCATCTTCTTCCATAGACCACCAAGACTTATTATCTTGGCCTTTAGTCAGGTTGACAACACCTACTGGGCCACCATAGTTAATGACCACTTCTTTACCCTTGTTCTCAAAGGTTTTGATATTGTCTTTCACATCACGCTTAAGCTTCATAAACTTACCAATGCCAAACTCTGCATTACCCTCAATAATACGCTGCGAGTTCATTGGCGACAGGTTAAGTCCAGCTTCTACAAGCTCTTGGATTTGTTCTTCAGAAGTGAAGTAGGCGTTTACAATATATTGACCACCTTTGTCATGGACAGCTTTAGCTGCCTTAGCACCAGTAGGGCTACCCATGTCTGCGTTCTGTGGGAAAATCTTTGCATACTCAAGGATCATTTCCATTGTATGTTTGCTCATTGTCGGGTCTTCCTTTTGTAAGGTTTGTATATAAGTATAACTTCATTTTCAGCGATTCTAGACACTTACCAATCAACATTTCTGCTGGTAAGCACACTATATTTATATGTGTTGCACAAAAGACTCACTACATGATGAGATTCTTATGTAAGTGGTAGCCAAGTTGCTCTACAATAGGCCAATATACTGAGTTACCTACTTGTTTAAGTCTGTCCAACCTTCTGGGTAAAGGAACATCCATTCTGCAAAGCAGGGGTTCAGGCCAACTATACTCTTTTCTGGTCGAGGGGTTATCGTAGATTTGTTGCAAATCCTTTTGGCCACCCCATCCCCCTTGTCCAACTTGGCTAAGACTTCCCAACGGCTCCAATCCCGCCCCTCTCTGGCTGCGACAGTAGGCAAGTATCCAAATTCTGTCCCGCGAGTGAGGTGCGCCACAGTGGGAAGCTGGGATACAGTGCCATTCTGCATCATACCCGATCTCATTGAGGTCTGAAAGAACAACGTCCAATCCTCTAGTGCGAAGGGCGGAGACGTTTTCGATAATGACCCCTTTAGGTCTGATTTCATTTATTAGCCTCCAATAATGTTTCCAATGACCAGACCTAGTCCCCTCAATGCCAGCACCTTTACCTGCGTAAGAGATGTCTTGGCAAGGAAAGCCCCCTGTAATTACCTCTACGCTTGTGGTAGTTAAATCTCGTGTTACTTTATCGCAGAGGTATCCACCTTTTATAACTTCAAGGTTCTTAATGTCTCCGTAGCAATGTGTATCTGGCCAATGCTTTTTAAGGACTTCTCTGCAAGATTGATCCCACTCACAAAAAGCAATAGTTTCATACAAACCAGTTTTTTCTAGGCCAAGAGTAAAACCTCCTATGCCTGCGAATAAGTCTAGTACTTTTAGTTTCTTCATTAGTGGATTTCTCCGTATGTCTTACCGAACTGTGCATCACACCCAAGAGGGACGTTTAGCTTTACCTTTTCGTTCAACTTAGCAGCCGCCCCGTGCATGATAGCAGCCACTTCATCTTGTTTACCATTCTCCACCAGAGCAACAATCTCGTCGTGGAACTGGCCGATAGTCTTAATCCCATTCTTACGACAGATAGCAACCCAAGTGTCAAAACAGAATACCCCCGTCCCTTGGTTTAGGGTAGAGAAACGATCCTTGTCACTACGTAGTGCATACCAGAAGTTAGATACAGGGTTGTACAGCCACATAGAGCCAAACAGTTCTCTGGTTCGCACAGACTTCGCTACAGCCTCTACAGACCAGTTCCTAGACCAGAAAGCATCTAGCAGTACCTTCGCCTCTTTAACTGTCATACCTGTCCCACGCGCCAGCTTAGAGGCTCCTATGCCGTATGTTGCGCTATAGTTGACAACCTTGTAGTTCTTACGCAGTGCCTTCAGTGAGCGTTCTCCAGAGTTATGCTTGTCGATGTCATCTTGAGTAATAACACCAGCAAACTTAGCAAGGTCGAGGTGTGGGTCAAAACCCTCTCGTGACATTTCCTCTACGTAGTCTGGGTCTAGTGGTTTCATGTAGTGTCGCTTGGTAGTATCCTCTAGACTAGTCATGTCAGCACCAGCTAAAACATACCCATCTGGACAAGTAAGAACACCACGAATGATGTCACCATACGGCTTGTCTACGCTAGGTAGGTTCACCAGTGGCTTAGAGTGTTTGAAGCGTAAAGTATTCGTAAGACCTGCAATCTCAGCCTTTAGGTAACCATCTGGTGATACACACTCTAGGAACGACTTAAGTATTCCAGCCCTATGTGTAAGCACTGTCAGGCCATCTAGAACATCTACAGCAGGGTCTAGGTCACCCAACTCCTTGACACTCTCACAAAGCTCCCCATTGTCTCTTACCTGTTCGATCTGACGTTCTTCGCCTGTAGTCTTGTCACGAACAAACTTGAATGTACGAGGAACCCAACCAAGGCCATGCAGCCAATCCTTAACCTGATCCGACGAGTTAGGGTTGCCTTGTTCTTCCCCCGTCTTAACAACAAAAGATTGTGTAGTGATTGGTTGCTTATACTCTTTACACAACTCTACCCACTTCTCACCATGAGAGGATAGCTCACCATCTTTCTTGTATATAACCTTTGGCTTTGTTGCTACACGAGTAAGAATGTGTTTAGGCATAGCCTCAGCCAGTTGCACTACCTTTTCTTCTTTGAGCAACATGATCTGATCGTAGGCTTCTTGTGTCTTAACTACGTCTAATTTCCACCGCAGGGACTCTTGCTCTTTAGCACAATCCATTTTGAAGGTAAGGTAGTCAACCAGACGATCTTTGTCTTTTTCCTCTGGATACAGACGATTTAGTTTAGCGTTAAGATCACGCCACAGACGAGAGTTAATCTTAACATCCTCAATACAGCGGTGAGCATAGTCTTCTGGCGTTAGGCTATCCCAATCTTTAATCACAGGCTTAGGCACTCCATACTCAATGCCATAACCCTCTAGCCCATGCTTAACACGATCATGGTTAAGATACCAAGACAAGGCTAGGGTGTCGATCAGACGGGCCTTAACCTTAATCCCTAAAACTTTTTCCACTGCTGGGATGTCGAACCTAACTTGATTATGAGCAATCAATACATCAGCTTTGTTGATAAAGTCTCGCATCTCGTCGTAATCGTGAGTGTGGTGAACTTCGCTAGTGCCAACTTCCTGCCAAGAAATAACATGGATTTTATCCAAAACGTCCAGAAGCCCATTAGTCTCTATGTCCCAAACGTAAGTTTTCATACTTCCCTCAATGTAAACGTCTCTGTATTAAAGCGCAGCATACCCGCATTACCTTCCTCAGAACAAGGTCGGTTCTTTTCTACCCGAATGTAAGTAGTGTTACGTTCTTCGAGACTAGAGGCTTCTTTATCACGATGCAAGTCAATAATCACTGATGCTCGTTGTCCAATCATCTTGCAATACTTAGGGTCACCATTGTCATTCGTGTGGGCAATAGTTACGATACCTACGTTCAATTCAGCAGCTAACTTAGACAGTCGAACCGATAGATCAGCAAGCATCTGTTCCTTACTTTCCTCTGATAGTCCAGCAACAACGTCTTGGATAGGCTCAAAGAACACAAACTTACAACCAGCCGCTTGGCTAAAGAACCTGATCTGGTCGATTAGATCATCAGCACCTTGGCCATCACTTAGGTAGAACTGGTAGAGCAACTCATCTTTTGTCAGCCGTTTTATGGCTTTAATTACTAAGTCTTCTGCCTGCTTTTCTTCAATCAAATCCCTACGGGTCAAGTTATCCTGCAACTCATAGGACACAAGGCCAAGCAGTGTACGTAGTTTAGTTTCTTCTAGGTGCCAAGTAGCGATAGGGATACCACGTTGCAGCATATTGTACTCTAGGTAACGCATAACCTCAGTTTTACCAATCCCTGTCGGAGCCTTGATAACAGTGAAGTGACCTTGCATCAAACCCATGATCTTATCGTCTAGTGCTTGGATACCTGTGGGAACGTATTGATGTTCTGGTGTATCACGATAAAGGGACAAGAATTGGTCAGTAGTGTTCAAAACATTTTCTGGTGTGTATTTCTTAGCGTTCCACCAAGCGCCCTTAAACTCTGTGGCAGCATTGTTCTGTAGGAACTCATTAGCATCCTTAAACTTGCTGTGATCTACCCGATAGACTTTGTTAGGGAACATCTTAGCAATCTTGTCAGCAATACTATTGCCAGCCTCATCGTTATCCACTGACAACACAATCTGGTCAAAGCTGTTTAGCCAATCGTGGCAGTTATCCCATAGCTTCTTAGAGGGATTAGCAGAGGGCAGAGACACCACTGGGTTAAGGTAGGTACTCTTGAGCATCTGTGACACTGATAGGGCGTCTAACTCCCCCTCTGTGATTGTGACCTTCTTAGAGCAACCAGCAGTAAAAAGGTTCATACCAAACAGTTCATCACCTTTGAAACCATCCTTAGCGAAGAACTTCTTTTCTGATAGTGTTCGTACTTTCTTTCCACCAGATGGGTAGATGTATTCTTGCTGATCCCCATAGGTCAACACATTAAATTCTTCCATAGTCTTATTGGTAATACCACGCATAGCAACATATTTACCATCAACTAAATTCTTTGGGGTATAGTTATTATTGTTATTTGTTGCAACAAAATTATCTTCAATTAAGCCTTTATCCAATTTGTCATATCTCCCTTGCTTATCGCAACTGAAACACCGATAGGCGTTCTTTTCTTTATCATAAGTAAAAGCATCTGTAGATTCACAGAAAGGACAGTGCTGATGTGTTACATTTACCAAAATGTTTCCCTTTAGTTATACTTAAGTTTCAATCTTAAGTTATATTAACTAGTTATATTATATAAACTTAAGATTGAAACTTAAGTTACTACTCCTACTTACTTATACCTTCATTTTGTGAAATCTTAGACACCAGATGAGATCACAAATTGTTACAACATAGCAGCACGAAGCTTGGTAAGGGCAGAGGTTTCTTGTCGTGATACCCACCGCTGGTTAGTCTGGGTTAAGTCAGCTACAGCATCTTGTGTTAGGTCTTCAAAGTAACGCATCTTGATAATTTGCCATTCTGTTGCGTTCAGTGTCTTTTTTGCAACAGTCTGTATGTGCAGGTTATACTCCTTGTCTTCGTAACTAACAGCATGGTCTGGAGTGAACGCTGTATCCTCTGACACATCCTCTGTGACATTCGACATAGCGGCCATCAGAGAGTTAAACGTGCCATCAGCTACCCCAGTGAGGCCCACTACGTCAGACGCGCTAGAAACAGCCTTAGAGGCTCTCCTAGAGGCCCATGTACTAGGTGTGTTCACTGCCTTGATCTTTATGTTGATGTAGTCACTCATAGCCCTACGTGCAGAACTGATGTAGATACCCTTATCCACTGCACCATTTGCCTTAGCCTCGTAGCAAGCCATAAGACCTTCACTGACTAGATCGTCGTAGTGGTTTTGGTTCCTATACCTTCCAGCCAGACTTCGACAGAAGCGTAGGATTTCTGTGTCTGTTGGTGGGTTACTTTCGTTATTACTCTCCAATGTCCCAAAACTCCTTGTCAGGCTCTTGTTGCAAATATTCTCCACGATCAGAGATAGCCTTAAAACCATCTTCAAGGTCTAGGCCATATGCTGCGCAAGTTACAATAAAACGTAGGCCAACAGATGAGATTAACTTAGTGGCAGCAGCATCAACCTCAAAGCTCACAAGAGAAGTGCCATCCTCTGCAACAGTTTCTTCTACAAACTGAATGTGACCTAGTTCTTTGTCTTCATCTTCTTTATTCATCATCTCTTTCCAATTCTCAAGCATTTCCAATATTTCATAAGGGGTCATACTGTTTATGTGATGCACAAAGCCATTCCCCACTATACTGCTAGTGTAAAGGGATGGAGAATAATCTTGACTCTGAGTTCTAATCCACCACTCTTTATAACGTTCGTAGTTACTCATTTATTATTCCCGCGTAGCAATCCATTTGTTTCCATGTCGAATAAGATCATTATACATCCTTACAATATCTGGTAGTGTGGCACGTAGTTCATCAGAGATAGTTTGGTTACAGTATCCGTAACATTGTTGTATCATGGCATGAAGAACCCTACTACCTGTCGGATTGTCTACATCAACAGCAGAGCCAATAGTAAGCCCAAGGGTTGCCCTCTCCTTGCCCTCAATCTTGAACACAGCGTAGTTACCAATACTAGCCGTATGTGCATAGGATGCAACACAGTGACGCATCGTAGTGCCTTCCATAGCAATATCAGCCTGTGAGTTCAGAAGTGTAAAGCTATATCCATTCTGTGTAAAGACACAATCTTCTGCAAACTTCTTACTTGGGTATCTATCCCTTGCAACTTCCCATGACATACGATCATGTACTTCCTGCCACCTACGCCAAGACCAATTAAGGTTTACCTCAGTCCCATATCTGTTTGCCATACGCATAGTATCTCTTACGATATCAAATGTTTGAGCAAAGTCTTTGATACGGGGGGCAACCTTAGCTGAGGCTACCATTGCATCTTCCATACCACCATAGGTTATAGCGTAAGAAGATACTACAGGAAGTATACCTGTTCTAAAGGAGATAGCTTCTGGAGTAACTCTCATAAGTGGTGCAAGGAGTTTCATCCTAGTCTTTGAGGTGTGCGAGAGTTGCTTCCACAAACCTTTACCAAACCTTTTCCGTAGCTGCTGTGGGTCTTCCTCAAACTCAAGCATCAGGGGTATCAGGTTGATCGTTCTATCCTTAACCGCTTGATCAATCAGATGCTTATTCCTTATGGCCTTATCTACCACGTAAGGAGAAAAGGTATTCCAGTGCCTACCATTACGGCTAATTGCGAAGTAAGTCTCACGGGGGAAGTTCGCCTTGATGAACGTGTTGTATAGTGCAGCGTTCAGACGTAGTGTTATTTTAGAGCCAAAGTTTTCGTGCAGCTTTTTGTTCAACACCCGTGGCTTAACCTCATCCTTATCTTCCCAAAGCTTTACCCAGTAATCTCTGGCATTGAGGTTTAACCATTCATTGAAAAAGAAAGGGTTGCGTGGGACTTCTTCATACTTACTGAAAACTTTGTCGCCCAGCTTTACAAAATCTTTTCCGCTTGTCAGTTCATACAGTGCCATCTTAGAAACCTTCTCTTAAGACTGTTGTATTGGTATCGTTGTCAATTACCTTAATCCCCATAGGGAATACCATAGAATGCAGCAAGAATATCACGTACACGAGTCATAGCCTTGACATTTTTCTTGTTCCAAAAATCAGGAAGCTTATCCCAGTTCTTAATATGATCGTCAACTTCTAACAAGAGTTCTGTAAGTAGCTCTACAGCGATACTTGCTTTCTGGTCACGCCATTCCAACTTGTACTTATCCATTTCGTTATCTCCTTCCAAGATATGGGGGCCATTACATTTCCAAGGTGTCACACAGTTAAGACACATCTCATCTTCACTCATCTGTTCTTGCTCATTATCTGCAACAAATCACCTGCAAGTTTGTACATTTGCTCACTGTCGGCTTCTAACATAATACCCTTAACAATAGGTATCATATCCTTATACAGGCAGGCGCAAACTAAATCCTCTGCAAGCTTCCTCTTACTATCAAGCTGTGCGCTGTTTGCCCAGAACTCTGTTTGGACTGTTAGGGTCAGCAAGTATCTCTGCTGGAAGTATTCCTCACCAATACTCCTACAGGACTGATCATCTTTATAGAGGGTATGATCAAACTTAACTGGTGCACACCTGCGCTCATAAGTGTTCTCGACCTCGAAGCGCATTATGTTTCTCCTACTAATGCTACCCAAGATACTGGGAATAGCTGTTTCATCTCTTTGCTGATCTGGTCTGCAACCATCCGTGTCTCATACTGTGTATCATCCTTGCAGCGTAGCTTACACATATCTGCGAAGGCATCTAAAGAACCAGACCAATACCACTCAGTCATTGTCGATTGAGGTAGAACTATACGTGCTTGTTCTGGAGCGCACCCATCATAAACCATCTGGTTGTACAAGTCCTTTAGTTCCCACATAGCATCATCTAGTTTTTTGTGATCGGGTTCCCACTTCCCATCAGACCCTTGCTTCTTGTCAACAGACCTGCCACGCCATACCTCTGGCACATAGAACTCAGGTTCATCATCAACATAACGACGACTGATTTCATTCCAGCGTAGGAACTTATGCTTCACCAGTTGACGAGCAACAAAGATAGGGGCTTTCACATGGAAGGAAGCAAAGGCATGACCGAATGGACTAAAGTGTTTATGCTCTGCTAGGTATTTGATCAGCTTTACGTCTTTTCCTGAAAGAACACGACCCTCTAGTGCTTCTTCAAACTGTGACTTCTTACCGAAGGATACCCGTGCTGCATTAACAATACTAAGGTCTGATCCCATGCTGTCGATCAGTATAACCTTGATCATTTCTACAAATTCCTCCAAAGATTGTGTGCAACAGTGAGTGTTACAAATACAATAACGACACCAGCACACTGAACAAGGGTTAGTATCATAATCTCAAGCATAGTCTCAATCATCTGAAGAAATCCTCTGCCATTGCCAAATATGTTACGAGAAAACCTACTGGCCCTACGCAAATCACAACCAGTGCAATAGCATCAACCATCTGCGTCATACACTTGTTACAAGCTGGCTGTAGTGGGACTACAGGATACTTGGGGTAAGTAATGTAGGTCACGACAATGCCCTCACGATTGCTAGAAACAGCGCGTCTTTCTTACGCTGGAACTCTGGCAACTCAGCATGTGGCACCATGCAGGGGTGGGTCTTGGCCACGGGGTCTTTGACCTCGCCATACACCCAGCCGTCCGCGATCTTCTGGGCCATCCAGTTGTTGTGCATATCCTCTGGCGTGGCATCTGGGTATTTGAATGCGTGTTCAACGCCACTAATGGCACTCTCTCGCTGCCAACCTTGGGCATACTCCCAATCTGGTTGAGTGTAATCATAATTGCGGGCGCACCATGCACGATTAGCTTCGTGGCATACAACTGCGATGCTATATATCTCTGTCATACCTTGTGTTCCTTTGATAGTTGTATCGTAAGCATGGATAGTAAGTCCTCTGCATTACTTCTGTTCTCGCATAGCCAACGTATAATGTCACCTAGTGTATGGTTCTCATCGAACACTGTAAGTGTTTCACCATCCTCTTTGGTTAAGATCAATGGCCTACGCATTATCTCACCCATCATTCACTCATACCCTTTGATTTCAGCCAGTGGCTTCAATTCAGGTGCGGTCATAGTGTTCTCCTTTTTTGTTTCAGTCTAAAGTTTCTTCATCATTCATATTAGTCCAAGTCAATGTCAATGTCTGGGATGATTTCTTGCGGGCGGAAGATCACGCGATAATGATTACCACTAACATTACCAGACTGTAGTTGCTCTACGAAGTAAGTCACGTTATCAGACAGCCCAAGGAAATGTTTCTTGTACTCATTGGGTGCAGTCTTACAGGTGATTGTGAGTTCACCAGCATCATCGTGATTACCAAGGGAACAATAGCCCTCAACAGTAAGCATATAGGTGTCAGTGATACCATTGTAGAAGACCACACGACGAGCAATCTCGAAGTTGTCAGCCGCAGTGGACAGGTTGCTAGAGGCTACGTCTGCCTCGTTACAAGCGGTGAGTGTTAGTCCAGCTAGAGCAATCGCAGTGACCAGAAGGAGAGCTTTAAGTTTCATATCTTGTTTCCTTTATTAGAACAATTCAGTCATTGTAGTCTTTACTTTTTTGTTTCAGTGTAGTCGCCGTGAAGACCTTTCCCCTATTACTTAATACCCAACACTTTATCAGCATAGAATGATTTCCACTGCTTACTTGCAAGCTCATACACAGGGATTTGACCACGAGATTTCATAGCTTCCCCTTGGGCAACACCACGTTCAGACCCTACAATTTTGCTGCTGGGCTTGAACAAACCATTTACTGTACGGATAGTGCCATCTGCTTTGAGGAACTTAACTGTGGCAATCTTAGTGCCTTTCTTTTCGATAATCTCTTGGACTGTCTGAGTAGTAAGCATTTTATTCTCCTATTCTATGTAGAACAGATGGTTACCATAACCACCTATAAGTGTCATGTGTTTCGCCCAGTAGGGTTCAGTATCCCTAGTGTGGAAGTTGGTAGCCTTGGTGCAGAGTATGCAATCACTGCCAATGATCTCATAAGCAAGGATCACTGACTGAATAAATGCCTCTGGTTCTTCTATAACTAAATTTTTGTTGGTTGTCCAGCTAAATTCTCCATCCTCAAAGATAGTTGCACAAATGTCACCACCATCAGCGATGTTCATTGTAACCTCGGCCACTAGGATTTG